CTAATTAACATAATGATTACCGACATATTCATTATCCATAGAAGCCAATAATTTAGTTCTTAATTCAGTAAGAATCTGCCTTTCTTCATGCGTACTACATGAAGTAAAAGCCGTGGAATATTCAACATGATGTTTATTTAAGTCTTCATTAAACGAGATAATAATTTCTAATCGTGCAGCCATAAATCACCTCTTTCATTGTAACGCTTTATTCAAAAACTCAATGTAACTAAAGAAAGAAATAACACCACCCGCGAACCCGAAACCAACAATTACAGACATGGTAAATATTAAAAAACAATAGGTGAGGAAATTCTTCATTACTATCTCTCACAGTAATGCGGTAGCCGGGCTTTTCTTGCACAACGTTTGGCATCAATAGTGCAACGTTCTCTCTCTTTATCAGTCAGTGCACGATCAATAGCCTCGCTATAAACTTCACTCGCTCTCCTAAACATCCCGCATTCTTCAAGCTCCTTAGCTTTCTGTATTAACTGCTGAATATCTTTTATACTGACGCTATCATTTTCTTTATCAATATGAGTCTTTAGCGCACCCGCCAGCCGCTTCGTTTCTCCATCTTCTTTGCGACGTCGCTTGTTATCTGCCTGCCATTGTTGATGACGCTCATGTAACGAATGACGCTTTGAGTTCAATTCAGAGCGATATTCAGCCCATTTACGATTACTTGAATGCCTTGCATGTTCAGAGACTTTTTTCCAAAAAATAGCCGCTGTCTCATATTTTTCTTCACGCTCACTTTGAATAGCTCTTTGTGAAAAATTAAAATAAGTGATATCCATTGTTGAACCTCTCTACTTACTGGTTACTGGAATATGTATTCTGGTGAAAATCCACTGTGATTAGCTCTTTCTGTAATTAACTTAATAAGTGCACTCATGAAGTCATCGCCTTCATTTGTTAACTTATCCCCATATTTTGATAGATAATCACCGTAGCTATTTAAAATATAGTTATCGGCTCTCTCTCGTTTATATTCGTCATAAACAGGTGCTTCGAAAAATACATGCAGGGCTTTCTTTAATATCTCCTCTGATAATTCAATAGTACACATAGAACCATCATGAAGACTAACAGCAATGCAATAACTACCGGTCTTTTTCATCATTGCATCGAGTTTTGCCGCGATTAAACGATTTCTGTATCGATCAATTAATGTTTGATTACTCATAAATACAATCCTGATTTCATGCTGAGATAATCCTCAGCCATTGAGCTGTAATAAAATCTAATCAGTTACTGAGTTAATCAGAGTTTATACTTAAAACTCACCCTTGTTTATTCTAATTAGCGCCTCCACATGCTGTTTAGCTGCTTCTTTTGTTAAATGAATAATGCCAAGTTCCAGAAAACGATTGTCACAGATATCATTTTTCCATATTAATTTTCTTATTGAGCTTATTGTTGTTGTTAAATCTAACATGAAATATTCATCATTGTATTCTAATTTGTAATCAACAGGCTTCGGAAAACTCACTTTGCCGACTGTTATCATTTCCGGCTTGCGGCGATACCTGCAAAGTTCAATAAAACAAATATTACTATTTGCATTTTTCCATTCGCAGATTCTTGGGTTATATATTTCCCACAGTTCCCACGGCTTATCAGTTTTAAAAGCATCTTGTGCATATTGCATCATAAGTTCAGCGTGCACGTGTTTTTTATTTTCTGACATTGTTTAATCCTCATAGGTTTAATTAACAGACAACCAGTGACGAGCATTATTTCTATTTCTCCAGGCAAGGGAGACATACATTTTGCGCATTTCAGAACCGCGGCGATAGATTTTAGCTTGAGATAAATAGCGAATTTGTTCAGCTTTACACTCAGTTGCAAATTTTATTTTTGTGCTCATTGTTAACCCTCTATTTTATTTCCAGCGGTGGAGGCAGTGGCATCCAGTGCGTAACTATTACACCATTTCTTTCTATCGTATCATCAGTACAAGAATCAATACTTATATAAGTACAACATTCAAACCATGAAATATCATAGTAAGACATTACTATATCGAAACAATTGGTATAAGCTAAAACATATTCGCGATGTTTCGGCAATTTATCTTTAACACTAATCCACTTCATAAATACCCCCGTTATTAATTTAATAAATAGCATCCCTGCTGATATTCCCTATTGTTTCCCGGTGTGGCGAAATTATCTCACGGCCTAGAGCACCCTGCGGCAATATACTGTTCATCTGGAGTTAATTCATCCCTGTTTTTGATAACAAACTGCTTTCCTACGAAGTCAGTTATTCTTTCATCTCCCCAGTACGGTAGAATTAACTTCTCACAAAACATGCCGCTATCAAGTGCATCTTGCCCCTTTGCATAATATGAGTAACAGCCCGCTAATGAGTTATTTGTTCGAGAAACTTGGTCCGCTGCGCGATACTTAATAATGACTCGATTTGATTTGACTATTTTCATATTCATACTCTCATGTAATTATTTAAAAATTAATTTTGACTTTTCACTCTTAACTAAATAAAAAAGATAATGTTATATTAAGTTCGTTTCACCTCTACGACATCAGCATCAACTGTTTCAGTAATAGTTTTGCTATCTGGCATACAAACCCGGCGCATTCCCCTAGCAGCTTTTTCAGCTCCTTGATATGTTTTGTATTTGTTGCGAAAAGTTTCTGTTGTTATCCGCCCTGTGCGATAATTTTTAGTTGTTACAATTATCTTAAACATGGTTAATTCTCTATTGTTTCCCAGTGTGGCGAAGTAAAAAATTAATTAAATTAGTCATACGATGGATACGATATATCTTCCGGGCTTTCATCCCAGACAAGTAAACTGCCGCCGTAATACAGAGACATGATTAACTTGTCAAATTTTGAGTAAGCGCTGATGACTTTTCCCCCCAATATATCTGAATTATTTAAGTGACCAGAAAATAATTCATAAATTTGTCTATTTTCTTCATCAGCGCCTTTGGGACTTAAAGCTAACATGATTTCACACCCATAAACTGATGTTTCATTACTATAAAAATAAGAATTTGATTCCCTTGGATCTAATCCTACCCAGATATATTTGTTATCATGCTCATTGATAATTATCTGCGGTGACTCCCATCCTTCTCTGTGTGCTTGTTCTTGATTATCTCCAATAAAAGCCTCCCACAATTTTGAAGCCATTATATGCTTGGGAGTGGCTATCTCAGATGTGAACTCTTCTGTAAGCCCAATTATGCGTTGCTGAATATCATTGTGAATACTAGATTTAACCCACTCCTCTTTAATTCTAGATACAATCATGTGATTATATTTTTGCAAGTCAATGACATCAGAAATGTTGTTGGGTAATGCATTTTCAAATGATTTAGTTAATAATCTACCGAAATCACTATATGAGCGAAAAGTATCAGAAACTAAATCTTTAAACAGCTTCTCGATTCCATCATCGATAATTTCAATTGCTTTTTCACTGTTAGTAAAATTCACACAACGTTGTGTCAATAATTCACTTAATGTTAATTCTTTGTTCATAATTACACCCTCATATTAAAATAGCGTCCCTGCTGATGATTCCATATCACCCTAGTGTGGCGAAGTAATTACATACAAGCATCTGGTAATTCTTTTTTTAAGAACTTAATCATTTCTTTCAATTGTTTCTCTGACAATATAGTTGCCGGTATTTCTTCTTTTATTACCTGTGGTAAATAAATATTTCCTTTCCACGTCAAATTATTTTGATTATTGAACATTACAAACATCGGTTCACCTGAGACTTCACCATCTTCTATTTGGCTGAACCAAACTACATCCGCTCCATCAATGTTGATCATTTCAATGTCGATGTTGCGACGGTTTGCAAAATTGATTGTTGATTTGCTGATGTTCATAATTAGACGCTCTCCGTAGTTAACTGTCCCATCCATGTGACTGAATATTCTGATAGCATTTCGGATAACGCATCTTTGGCTTTTTGATAACTTTCAGCTACATACTTAACTTTGACAATGAGTTGTTCAGTGCCGACATATTTCGTGACTGCAAAAATGAAAGTCTTTGTGGTACTATCTGTATTGAACATAGTAATTGCACCTCAATTATTGTTGTTCAGGCTCTGGTGGTGACGCCAATCAGACACCAGAGCCATTTTAAATTCCCGCTTATACTTTGATGCTTGCCATTGATCCCTGTCCTTCTTTATTGAGTTTCACCTTTTACCTCATAATCGGTTTGAAGTTATTATTGATAATTTTTAGCTGTGTAGCCTTATCACTACCAGTCCTTTATTTTAATAAAATGGGTTTATAGAATAGCGCCTTCAATTTTGCTTATATGTCGATCATTATCAATAGTCATCAGAACTGAATTCAGTTCAGTTATCTTTTCCAAAATCACCATATCTACAAGTGAACGCTTGACAGGCTCTTGTTGTTGAACAGAAAACTCTTGTAGCAACTCCAATGTGCCTGCGATCATACGGGCTCTTTCCAAGTGAGAATCAGTCATTTTTTTACATCCTCATATAGTGTCACCAGTTCTAATAACACTATTGATCAAGTTTACTTGAATTTCAAGCGCAAAAATCAATTATTTTTTAAATTTTTGCACTTTAATTCATAACTGATTGTTTTACATATTATTAATATTTTTTTTAACTTTATTTAATTCATTCTCTAGTGCTTTGGCATGTTTTGAAAGTAACTCCTCAGCAAATTCAATAATTTTTGCTTTTTCTTTATCAGGAAGCAGATCAAGTATTTTAAGTATCCTATGGCTGATACAGCTACCTACAGTATAGGTAGTGGCTTGATTATCATCAGAATCTTCTCCATTGAGAAGCCAAGAAACACTACATTGAAGAACTTGCGCTATTTTTTGGAGATTTTCACTACTTGGACTTGTTCTGTTTTTTTCCCACAGCGACACAGCGGCAATTGATACACCCATTTTTTCAGCTACCTGAACCTGGTTTAACTTAAGACCCCGGCGTCGCGAGTATATTCTTTCTCCAATTGTCATTACTTTATCGATTGATTGCATATAGACCCCTAGCGGCACTTAATTTTATCAATTATACTTGAATTAAATTTAAAGTTTATTAAACTAAATTTTAATTTAGTTAGTAGGGCAAATCAATGTTGAAATCAAGTGTAATTTTATATTTCGGTTCTAAGAGAAATGTAGCTAAGGCTATGTTTATAAGTGATCAGGCAGTTGGGCAATGGAAAGAAGTTATCCCAGAAAGGGCCGCACTTAAGCTTGAGAAACTGACGAACGGAAAACTTGAATATAACGAGAAGTTGTATCGCAACAGTGTCAATCATGTCCTCTGAACGAGCAAAGGTATCAATGCCATCTCAATATTTTCCTGATGACGGCAAGTGGATACAGGAGATGTTACTGAGGCTTGATCCAGCTACTCGCGGGAAAATCTCAGTCAAATATGCTGAGGTTTATCAAGCGGCGTGGAATGAAGAACAAATTTCGTATCGTAAAGACAATGCCGCCCGGCACCATGCAAACATCAGGCTACGCGAATTTGTGACGAAGTATGCCAAGGCTAGCCAAGGTTATACAGAAAAGCCTCAGTCAGTGAAAGATAAGAGAGTTTGAAAAGTCATTTTGGATGTTTGGATGTCTAGATGGTTTGGGGAAGAGGGGAAAACTTTCTAGGGGGGTAAGGGGGGGTGATCTTTGAAAGGGGTGCAGGGGAAGGCACAGCCAAGGAAAGACAACATGGATCTTATAGAAGATCGCTATTGACAGATTAAGCCAAAGTGCGTCTAGACGTCTAAATGGCCGCATTGATATCTGCAAGGCTGTGTTCCCTGGCTGTGTAAATAAGTTAAAAAGAGGTGTTAATGAAGATCGGAAAATATTTGAGGAGACCGGCGGGTGGAACCTGGGGAGGGCAAAACATGCTAACAATCACGCCGAATTTTGCTCAAGAGTGCGCATTGAACATGCTGCGCCAGAACTGGAAGCAATACGCCTCATTCATGGTATACAGCCCCACAGGTTCGGGCAAAACCGGCCTCGCGGCATTCATCGTCTATGGCTTTGTCTCGCGCGGGATGCGTATTCTGTTCACCGCACCATATACCACCCTGATCACCCAGACAGCTAACCGGTTTATTGAGTACGGGCTACCAGAAGATGAAATTGGGTTTATCTGGCGTGACCACCCGAATTACGACCCCATTCGCATGATACAGATCGCTTCGGCTGACACGCTGATCCGCCGTGATTTTCCAGACAATATTGATCTGCTTATCATTGATGAAGCCCATTTGCGCCGTAAGAAACTGCTTGAAGTGATTAATTATTTAACCAATAACACAAATGTAAAAGTAATCGGGTTATCTGGAACACCATTTGCTCCATTCCTGGGTAATTACTATCAGTGTCTGATTAAGCCAACAACTATCAAAGAGCTGATAGCACGCGGCGATCTTAGTCAATACGAATTCTATGCCCCAACCCAGCCCGATCTAAAGGGCGTTAAGACGAAATCTAATAGCGAATACGGTAAAGATTATAGCGAGTCACAAATTGCCGAGATCATGGGTAATTCTCAGCTAGTGGGTGATGTTGTCCGTAACTGGCTTGAACATGGGCAAGATCTACCAACTATCTGTTTTTGCGTCAACGTTGCACACGCCAACTTTGTCACCATCGAATTTAATCAAGCTGGTGTGAATGCGGAAGTGATGACAGCAAATACCCCTCACGAGGAACGACAGTTAATCATTCATCGTTTTGAGCAGGGGGCAACAAAAATCATCGTTAACGTGGGTGTGTTAGTCGCCGGGTTTGACAGTGACGTGCGGTGCATCATTTATGCCCGTCCCACGAAATCTGAGATCCGTTGGTTACAAACTATTGGCCGGGGATTGCGTACAGCCCCCGGTAAAGAAGCTTGCTTGGTATTCGATCATAGTGGTTCAGTTCATCGGCTTGGTTATCCAGACGACATCGAATATGACGAACTGCCTTGCAAAAACAACGGCATGGATGATAGTTCCCGCAATGTTAGCAATGAAAAAACTGAAAAACTCCCGAAGGAATGCCCCAGTTGCCACTTTATGAAGCCAGCCAGCGTTTATGTTTGCCCTAAATGTGGGTTTAAACCACTTATGGGTGAAGACATTGAAGCTGACCGCTCGCGTGGACTGAAAAAACTCAACGGCAAGGACCGTACTTACAGTAAGAAAGAAAAACAAAGCTGGTGGTCACAAATCAAATATTACCAGCGTCAGAGGGCTAATCAGGGGAAACCCATTAGTGATGGCTGGTGTGCGCATACCTTTAAAAGCAAGTTCAGTGAGTGGCCGAACGGTTTAGATGATTACCCCGTAGAACTAACGCCAGAAGTTCATAATTTCATCAAATGGAAATTGATTGCTTACGCGAAGAGCCAGGAGAAAAAACAACTCAGTTCAGCCACGCAAAGGGGTAACCAATGAAAACAGTAGATGCGGTGATCGGGCAATGGCCGAAAATTTTTGAGTATTACGGACTCCCTCCAGTAACAGGCAAGAAACATTACAAAGGCAAATGTCCTATTTGCGGTCAAAAGGGAAAATACCGCTGTGATGATAAAGATGGGCGCGGAACCTTTATTTGCGTCTGTAATATTGGTGATGGTTGGAAATTACTTTCACTGACGCAAAAAAAAGACTTCGGAACGCTGGCGAATGAAGTAGATAAAATTATTGGTAATACATATGAGCGTGAGAATAATCACGAGGATACTCATATTTCAAAAAATAAAAATGACCGGTTAACATTACGTAATAACATTATTAAAAAATATTCAACGTTAATAAATCTACGTGGAACACCGGCAGAGAGTTATTTACGCAATCGTGGAATTCATAGTTTACCAACTGAACAAGTCGTTAAATATTGTGACAAGCAACTCGGTAACACATTTCAGGCCATTTGGTCACTGGTTACTGATGCGAAAGGAAACCTTTGTTATTTACATAGAACATTCTTAAATGGCGATAAAAAAGCGCCCGTTAATGTTCAGAAGCAAAGTAAAGCCACACAGGAAGATTCCTATCTTAAGCACGCCGAATCCGTAGCTATTCGCCTGTTTCCAGTTTCCTCAACATTGGGAATAGCGGAAGGGATAGAGACAGCACTCTCATGCAAACAAATCTATGGCTGTAACACATGGTCAACTATGAATGCGGGATTTATGGAGAAATTCAGGGCCCCTCGCGGTGTTAGGCACCTAATTATTTTCGCTGATATGGATTTGTATTCAGCGACTGGGCATGCGGCAGCGTTTGAGTGCGCCAGAGGCAATCTCAGTGCAAAAAACGATGTTGAGTCAGTCAGCATACGTTGGCCTGATCATGGTGATTTCAATGACGTACTTGTTAACGGTGATGAAGTGCGTGAACTGGTCTTTGAGAGGCGGAAAGAATAATGAAATACACACTTATTTATGCTGATCCGCCGTGGACCTACCGCGATAAAGCTGTCAGTGGTCAGCGTGGGGCGGGGTTTAAATATTCAACTATGTCGGTGACTGATATTTGCCGATTGCCTGTGTGGAACCTTGCCGCTGATTCTTGCCTTCTTGCTCTATGGTGGGTACCAACTATGCCATGTGAAGCATTAAAAGTGATTGATGCCTGGGGATTCAGGCTGATGACAATGAAAGGTTTCACGTGGCACAAAACGAATTCTAAGAAAGGGAATTCAGCGCTTGGCATGGGTCATATGACGCGTGCGAACTCAGAGGATTGTCTGTTTGCCGTTAAAGGTAAATTACCCGATCGCTTAGATGCTTCTATCTGTCAGCACGTGACGGCACCGCGCGGTCAGCATAGTGAAAAGCCGCCGATTATTCGCGATCTATTAGTCAAGCTGGTGGGTGAGGTTCCACGTATAGAATTGTTTGCCCGGCAACAAACGAACGGCTGGCATACATGGGGTGATGAATGTGAATGTTCAATAGATATTTTACACAGCCGGGCAGTAAAAAAAGAATACGTTGCGGGGTGGAATAATGCCGCAAGTTAAAGCTGTCTTGATAACAAGCATTGATGAAGAGCCACCAGCCAGCTTTATGCTCAGACCCAAGTTACAACGTTGGCAGAACGCGAAATGGTTACGCTGGGTGAAGTCTCAGCCGTGCGTGTGCTGTGAACGTCCCGCAGATGATCCTCATCACATTATCGGCCACGGCCAAGGCGGGATGGGTATCAAAACCCACGATCTGTTCAGCATCCCATTATGTCGAGAATGCCATGACGAATTACACAGAGATGTCAAAGTCTGGGAACAAAAACACGGTAGTCAGATTGTGCTGTTATTTCGGTTTTTAGACCGTTCTTTAGGCATTGGGGCGATAGCGTAATTGAATTTAGCGGGGTAAATAACATATGAGAGATATTCAATTGGTTCTGGAACGTTGGGGTGGCTGGGCAGCAAGTGAAAATAGTGGTGTGAACTACTCCCCGATTGCAGCGGGTTTTAAAGGGTTACTGCCTGCATCATCTAAAACACGACTTTCATGTTGTGATAATGACGGGCTTATTATTGATACCGCGGTGGGTAAGCTTAAAAAAGTTGGCAGGGATGACGAATATAAATTAATAGAGAAACATTATAAAGAAGGTCTATCAAAATCAGCGATAGCCAGAAAAGAAAAATGTTCAGAAGGGAAAATACGTCAAAAGCTAATGATTGCAGAAACATTTATAGATGCCTGTTTAATCATGTCAGACGCAAAATTAGAAATGGACGAGTGGAACCATAAAGTAATTAATTAAAATACTTTTCGTTACGAATTTTATTCGCTAGTGTGATAAGAGTGATAGCTATGTCACCTGACTTATCCAGCTAAGACCCGCATATTTAGCGGGTTTTTATATATAAAGCCAATATCCCCCGTTCTCAGATAAAATTTTCAGTCTGTCTAATGGCTGATGTGGCAAACATTCCCGGCTGCGCTTCTGTGTAGCCTTTTTTATAATCAACTCCCGTTTTTTTCCCATCATTTGAGGGGTGAAAACAAGAAGTGGCGATCAGTTCATTAACCCAATTAACAACAACTTACAGGGGCGAACACAGCTCACCCCGCGGATTCCCATTTTTCAGATGGGGTGGAATATGAAAATAATGGACAAGCAACCAGATATCTGGATGCAGCTATGGGCATGGCTGCTGTCAGTCAAAGAACAAGGTATTGGTGCAGCATTGGCTGGTGCAATGGCGTATCTCAGAGGTCGCTATAACGGTAGCGAATTCTGGAAAACAGTCATTGACGCGATCATGTGCGCGATTATTGCCTGGTTTATTCGTGACGTATTGAATTTCCTTGGTATGAGTACGGATTTAGCTCATATCGGCAGCGTCATTATTGGTTATCTCGGTACCGATTTTTTTGGTCAATTGATGCGCGGTGCAATTGGTAAGAAAGTGGGGGTAACGAATGAACAGTAGAGGTATTCGAAACAATAACCCCGGCAATATTCGTTGGGGTGATGACTGGCAAGGTTTGGTACCGGAATCACAGCGTACCGACAAATCTTTCTGTCAGTTTGTCAGTCCTGAATATGGTATTCGGGCAATGATAAAAGTGATTCAGAATTACCATAAAAAATATGGAATCAACACAATAAGCGGCATTATTTCACGCTGGGCACCCTCTAATGAAAATAATACTGATGCCTATATTAACCACGTATGTAAAGACACGGAGGTGACTGGTGATCAGGTTGTTGATGTATTTAATAAAGCATTTATGACAAAGCTTATTAAGTCGGTTATTACCATGGAAAATGGTAGTCAACCTTATAGCAATGCGGTCATTGATAAAGCTTTTTCACTTTTGTAGGGAAAGTATATGACAAAAGGAACGATTATTTGTTTATGTGATTTAACTGGTATATTTGCAGAACCCTGGTTAAATGATGGTTACAGTACATTACTAATAGATCCACAGCACAATAAGTCATCGACAGAAAATCACAAGGCAGGCGGAACAATAACAAAAATAGCTAACGTTATTGATTCAGATGAAACGTGGGCTGCAATCCGAAATGTTAAAAATCCTGTTTTTGTCGCAGGGTTTCCGCCGTGCACAGATGTGGCTGTTAGCGGGGCGAGATGGTTCAATGATAAGCGTGAGAAAGATCCCGCATTTCAAATTAAAGCCGCGCTGGTGGCAGAACAGTGTAAAAATATCGGAAAGATGCTGAATGTTCCCTGGTTCTTCGAAAATCCCGTCAGCGTATTTAGTAGCATTTTTGGTAAGCCGAATTATACATTTCATCCCCACTATTTCACTGGTTATTGTCATGATGACAATTATACAAAGAAGACATGTCTTTGGGCCGGCAACGGGTTTGTAATGCCCGACTCATTTAGAAATAAAGAAATTGAACCGCCAGATGATAGGATTCATAAAGCACCACCGGGCACCATGCGGGCTAATTTCAGAAGCGCAACGCCGCGCGGATTTTCAACAGCAGTGTATCTTGTTAATAAACCAATATTATGAAGCTTAACTCTCATGCTTACACAGTTATTGTACTGGCTCTTGTCTCGCTTCTGGCTTACCACTATTACGGTAAGTATACCAAACAGCTTGATACGACAGTTAAGCTACAGAGTGAGCTGCTGGAGCAGCAGAATGAAATCGTTAATCAGCAGGAGCGGATAAGGCGCCTGTCTGAACTGGATGTTAAGCATACAAAGGAACTTGCTAATGCGAAATCTGAAATTGATGTTCTTCGCAATGATGTTGCCGCTGGTCATCGTCGGTTGCGCATCGCGGCCACCTGTCATCAAGGCAAAGCCGATTCCTCCGGCAGCGTGGGCTATGCAGCCACCCCACGACTTAACCCGGCAACTGAACAAGATTATTTCGATCTCCGAAGAATGATTGTTGAGAACGAGCAGCAAACGAAATACTTGCAAGACTATATCAAAACTCAGTGTCAGTAGTTAATTTAGAGTATTCCGCTTCAATAGCGCTCGATAGTAGTGATTTCTTTATGGGCGCCCGGCGGGCGGATACCGACTTTTTAGCATAAAGTTCTAATTCCAACTATTTCCAGTTTGGAAACAGTTCGGCGCCGGTTATCGCAGTCTGTTTGTATTAACTACGACATAGCAACCCTTCTATCGAGTGTACAACAGAGTCAAAAATAACCAATACCCCTGAAAGTGGCATATGTTGGCAACATCAGCCATAGGTAGAAGAAACGATGTGACAGCCGGAGAGACGGCATATATTAATCACAGACTGGAGAAACTTATGGATCAGAAACCCTATATCAATACAGGAAACCTGTCAGAGGATGAAGTCGCTGCATGGTTAAGCAGGTTAGCGAAAGGTCGCGGTCATATTGACTTCCTGTGGGGGTATAAACTGGAAGAGAAGGTACTCTCTGCCATTAATAACGCACAGGAAGCACTTGCCATCATTGAAACTAAATTATCTGCCCTGCAATCCGATGAATTTCATCAATCGGAAACTCTGACCAATGATATTCAGGTAGATATCGATGCGCTGAAGCCACTTGCCGCCATGCTAAACGGTTTTGTGTCTGCCATACCTGAATATCTTCATCAAGTGAGGAGATTATCTCAGCAGCGACGCCAGAAAATGCACACTGATGAATCTGGTCATGAAAGAGAATAACGATGTGTTTCAGTTCATATTTCTCTGCCTCAATGGGAGAGATGTTAAAGAGCTTATTCATTGCATGATAAAGCGCCTTTTTCTGAAGAAGTGGTTCATCAATAGTGTTGTTTTCCCTGCGGTACATTTCAAGGTAGACCGCTAAGCGGAAAAGTTGATTAAGTCTTCTCTTCACTTTCAGGTGATTGAGCTCAGACATATTGTCTTTGTCAAAATCGTGAACTGAATAAATGCTCTTTTCCAGAAGAGATTCTACTTCATACCAATCATGATCATTCATATGGACCTCTTTTTGTTATTCATTGTGGAAACTATAGAGAATATTGCAGGGGAGGCTCTGTCTCTATTTGCTTTTAATGAAGGTGTGATATGAGTGTAAATTTAATGGATATAAATAGGTGATGACATGCCAGCCAGAATACCACGCGCATGTCGTAAACGGGGCTGTGCGCATACAACAACAGACCGTAGCGGCTATTGTACTGCTCATCAGAATACAGGGTGGGAGAACCACCAACGCGGTAAGAGTAGGCACGAACGCGGCTATGGTAATAAATGGGATGTCATACGCACGCGGATACTGAAGCGTGATAACTACTTGTGCCAAGATTGTTTACGTAAAGATTGTTTACGTAATGGCAGAGCTGTTACTGCGACTACAGTTGACCACATCATTCCCAAAGCCCGCGGCGGCACTGATGATGACAGTAATCTGCAATCACTATGCTGGCCTTGCCATAGACGCAAGACAGCAACGGAGAGAATGAGATGACCGATGATGCACCTGATATCTATATTTAATTTCAAAAAGAAACCAACATAAATGGAACTATTCACAGGGGGAGGGGCGGGTCAAATCCCTACCCCTCTCGCTTTACCGGACCGCCGCCTCCACTCGATTTTTACGCGTGCGAAATAAGGAATTTTTTTTCGATAATTTTTAACAATTCAGGGGGTATGAATGGGAACTGCTATCCGGGCCTCTGGCGGTGGCCGGAAGCAGAATTTACCGGCAAAAAATAAGAGCAGCCTGACTCGAATTGCCCCACCTGCCGAATTAATGGGAGATTCAGCTATCCGATTATGGAAAACCCAAAGCAAAATCTTAATTGAACGGGGCACATTTGAACTTGAGGATGCTCCGCTGTTAGTTGCGTATTGCAATGCTTTTCATTTGATGATTGTGGCCGAAAAAGTTATTACCGATCATGCCCTGCGCGATATTGAAAGTGGCGGTATAACAGAGATGGGCGGCTCAGGCGGGCTGAAAAAGCATCCCGCTGTGGCGGTACGCAATGATTGTGTTTCTCAGCTTGCCAGACTGGGCTCTTTGCTTGGACTTGATCCATTGAGTCGAATGAGAATGACCGGCCCCGCTGACACCGATGATAATGGAAATGAATTCGATGAGTTTTAATCATGGCTACATACCCGAATGTCAATGCTGCAAATCAGTATGCGCGGGATATAGTCAATGGCAAGATCCCGGCCTGCTGGTTAACACGTCTTTCCTGCCAGCGCCACCTAAATGATCTAGAACGGTCAAAAGATAAATCCTGGCCGTATAAATTTGATAAAGATAAGGCTGAGCGGTTTTGTCGCTTTAGTCAGCTTTTGCCCCACACAAAGGGCGAATGGGCGCGTAAAAAATCAAAAATCACCCTAGAACCCTGGCAGAGGTTTATTTTTTGCGTAGGCTTCGGGTGGGTGAATAGAAAAACTGGGTGGCGTCGCTTCACTGAGATTTATGTCGAAGTGCCGCGCAAAAATGGAAAATCATTGATTGCTGCATGTGTCGGGAATTACATGTTTTGCGCTGACGGTGAGTATGCCGCCGAGGTTTTTTGCGGCGCGACAACAGAGAAACAAGCCTGGAAAGTATTTGAACCCGCGCTGATGATGGTTAAAAAACTGCCAGCATTACGCAAGAAGTTCCAAATTAAACCGTGGGCGGAGAAGATGACTCGGCCTGACGGCTCTGTTTTTGCGCCCATTATCGGCGATCCGGGGGATGGTGATTCACCCTCTTGCTCCATTATTGACGAATATCATGAACATGCTACGGATGCGTTGTATACAACAATGACAACGGGCATGGGCGCACGTGAACAACCGTTGACTTTGATCATTACAACGGCAGGGTTTGATATTCAGTCACCGTGTTATGAGAAGCGCACACAGATCGTTGAAATTTTGGAGGGTATCCGTACCGGGGATGAGAACGATCATATTTTCGGCATTATTTATACCCTTGACGCAGATGATGACTGGACAAAGCCAGAGGCATTGGCAAAAGCCAACCCTAACATAGGGATCTCCATTAAATCCGATTTCCTGCGAGCTAAGCAGCAACTAGCAATTTCCACCCCTAGCCAGACTAATAAGATTAAGACCAAACATTTTAATCTGTGGGTCACCGCGAAATCGGCGTTCTTCAATATGGAGAAATGGAAAGCGGCGGAAGACAAGAGTCTACGATTAGAGGACTTTTACGGTGAGGAATGCTATTGCGGTATAGACCTGGCTGCAAAACTGGATTTGAACTGTGTCTGTTTATTGTTTACACGTGAGATTGCCGGGAAAACGCATTATTATTGTGTCTCGCCGCATTTTTGGGCGCCAGAAGATACAATTAACTCTACAGATTCAGATAAACGCAGAACGGCAGAGCGCTATCAGAATTTTGTTAACCAACAAAAACTCATCCCGACAGATGGGGCCGAGGTAGATTACCGCCTGATTTTTGAAACCATCACGGGGTTGCGAGAGCAGATTAAAATTATTTCCTGCCCTATTGATCCTGACGGGGCGACCAGTTTGTCTCATCTATTAATGGATGAAGGATTAAACCCGATCACGATAATTCAGAATTACACTAATATGAGCGCCCCCATGAAAGAGCTTGAAGCTGCCCTGGCTGCTGGGCGTTTTCATCATGATGGGAACCCGATTATGACATGGTGTATTCAGAATGTTGTGGGGAAATACGTACCAGGGAGTGATGACATTGTACGCCCCACCAAAGAAGGGATTGAAAATAAAATCGACGGAGCGGTTTCACTCATTATGTCTATTGGCCGGGCTATGTTGAATGAGCCTTCGGACTTCTTGTCCTCTCTCGATCCTGATGAAGAATTATTAATGCTATGAAACTACTGATTATAGACCTGTTAGGGCTCACAGGCTTCGGCTTGCTCATGTTCGGGCTTTACCTGCAATACGGCACGGCTATAGCGCTACAAGCGGGAGGCGGTGGACTGTTGGCATTTGCACTGATAGCGGCGTGGAGGAATAAGCGTGTTACTTGATGCTATTTTTCGCAGCGAGCCACTTGAGAACCCGGCAACGCCAATCACGGCGGAAAGTATCGATAATGACGGGCTACTGTCTGGTGATGTTTATGTCAGTCCAGAAACCTCAATGAAATTATCGGCGGTTTACGCCTGTATCTATGTATTGTCATCTAACGTTGCTCAGATGCCGTTGCATGTGATGCGGAAAATAGGAGACACAGTAGAACAAGCACGGGATCACTCGGTTTTTTACTTGGTGCATGATGAGCCGAATGATTGGCAAACTAGTTATAAGTGGCGTGAGCTTAAGCAGCGCCATATCTTAGGTTGGGGAAATGGTTACACGTGGGTGAAGCGAAACCGAAAAGGTGAAGTTATTGAACTTGATGCCTGTATGCCGTGGCAAACAACACTGATTAATACGGGTGGTCGTTATACATACGGAGTGTATAACGAAGACGGTAGCTTTGCAGTCAGTCCCCACGACATGATCCATATCCGGGCACTGGGTAATAACCAAAAAATGGGTTTAAGCCCCATCCTTCAACATGCAGAAACTATTGGCATGGGGATGAGTGGGCAGCAATACACCAGTAACTTCTTTGGTGGTAATGCGCGTCCGGCCGGGATTGTCTCAGTAAAAGGAGAGCTAAAAAAAGACTCATGGGAACGGCTGAAAGATGTTTGGCGGAAAGCGGCGCAGGCTCTTCGAAATCAGGAAAATAAAACGTTACTGCTCCCCGCCGATCTTGATTATAAAGCACTGACTGTCTCCCCAGTCGATGCTCAGCTAATTGATTTAATGAAACTGAATAGGTCACAGATTGCCGGGATTTTTAACGTCCCGGCGCACATGATTAATGATCTGGAAAAGGCCACGTTCTCTAACATTACCCAGCAAGCGATTCAATTTGTCCGCTATACGATCATGCCGTGGGTCACAAACTGGGAGCAAGAATTAAACCGTCGCTTATTTACTCTCGTGGAGCGCAAGGCAGGTTATTACGTTCGCTTTAATCTTGCCGGATTGCTCCGGGGTACGCCGCAAGAACGCGCCCAATTTTACCATTTTGCTATTACTGACGGCTGGATGAGTCGAAACGAGGTCCGCGCTCTTGAAGATATGAACCCTGTCGACGGGCTGGATGAGATGCTTGTCAGCGTTAATGCGGCCAATTCTGTTAATACAGAAAAAAATAAGGAGGAAAAACCGAATGAGTGACAGAGAAATGCGCTGTTACAGCGGTGAAGTCCGTGCTGAAACACAGGAGAACCAGCCAGCGCGAATTGTCGGTTATGGCTCAGTGTTTAACAGCCGGTCGGAGCCGCTCTGGGGCTTTCGCGAAATCATCAAACCGGGGGCATTTGATGATGTTTTGAATGATGACGTGCGCGGACTTTTCAACCATGATCCTAATTTCATCTTAGGTCGTAGTACTTCTGGCACACTGGCTCTGAGTGTCGATGAACGGGGACTACAATACAACATTCAAGCGCCGGACACTCAGACCATTCGTGATCTGGTGCTGGCCCCCATGCAGCGGGGTGACATTAACCAGTCCTCTTTTTCATTCCGTGTCGCCAGAGATGGAGAGGAGTGGTACGAAGATGATGAAGGAATTATTATCCGGGAAATCAATAAGTTTTCGCGCTTATTTGATGTTAGCCCGGTGACATATCCGGCGTATCAAGAGGCTGATTCAGGTGTCCGTTCAATGAAAGCTTGGCAGGAAGCACGCAACAACGGTGCGCTACAGAAAGCCATTAACCAAAAAATGGCGCGTGAGCGCTTGCTGACTTTATTAAATATTTAGATTGAGAAAATACCATGATGAAATTACATGATTTAAAACAAAAGCGTAACACTATTGCTACTGATATGCGCACCCTGCATGACAAGATCGGTGATAACAACTGGACGGATGAACAGCGTACAGAATGGAATAAAGCAAAAGATGAGTTACAAAAACTGGATGAGCAGATTTCACGCGAAGAAGAACTTCGGGATCTCGATCAGCAATTTGTTGAAGAGAAGCAGGAAGAACAACGTCAGCATTTGAACAATGACCCGGAAAAACAGCGACAGGAAAAACGCACCGCCGCTTTTGATAAGTTTCTTCGTCAGGGTTTTGGAGAACTGAACGCGGAAGAACGAACTGCACTTCGTGAACTCCGCGCCCAAGGGACAACGCCGGATGAGAAAGGGGGCTATACCGTACCTACTCAGATGTTGCATAAAATCGTTGATGCAATGAAAGCTTATGGTGGTATTGCCAGCGTAGCTCAAATCATAAACTCCTCTAATGGACAAGATATCATTTGGTCAACATCTGATGGTACAGCAGAAGAAGGGGAGCTGCTGGGAGAAAATACCGCCACATCAGAGCAAGATGCCGAATTTGGCACTGCGATTCTGGGGGCAAAAAAACTCAGCTCTAAAATTATCCGCACTTCTAACGAACTGTTGCAAGATAGTGGTGTTGATATTGAAGCTTATCTGGCTGGCCGCATTGCTCAACGTATCGGGCGTGGCGAGGCTAAATATTTAGTGAAAGGAACGGGTGCAGGATCACCGTTGCAACCCAAGGGTTTGGAGGTGTCTGTAACTGGTACTGTGGTAGCCAAATCGGCTATACCTGATTGGACAGATATTAATGCACTGAAACATAGCATTGATCCTGCTTACAGAAATGCGCCTAAATTTCGACTAGCTTTCAACGATTCCACATTAAAGACCTTTACGGAAATGGTGGACGGTAATAAACGCCCGTTGTGGCTGCCGGATATTGTCGGCGTTGCGCCCGCTTCAGTGCTTGGGATGCAGTACGTAATCGATCAGGCAATTGCAGACATCGGTGCGGGTAATAAGTACATGTTTTGCGGTGACTTTGATCGCTTCATCCTTCGCCGTGTCGCATACATGACCTTGAAACGTTTAGTTGAGCGTTATGCAGAACTTGACCAAGTTGCATTCTTGGCTTTTCACCGTTTTGACTGTGTATTGGAAGATACTGCTGCTATCAAGGCGTTGATCGGTGCCGGTAAAAGTACGGGTTAAGTCGTACTGTCGTACTCTTTCCATAACAGCCGCTTATGCGGTTTTTTTTATGCCCGTAATCTGGCAACGGTACGGGCTGGGTGATTTATGGTACCAACAATTGAAGAATTACGGGCGCAATGCCGTATCGATACGGATGAAGAAGATAACTTACTGACAACGTATGCAAAAGCAGCACGTCAACGCGCCGAGAACTTTATTAACAGGCCGCTTTTTGATGACCGGGTTCCTGATGATGTGAGTGAAGGGCTGGTTATCACTGATGATATCAAGTTAGCAATCATGCTGGCGGTCGGATTCTGGTATGAAAACCGGGAGCCTAAAGTACTCCCAGCGGGATTTAAAAACTTGTTGGAACCTTACCGATTTATCCCATTGTGAGAGGGCAATATGATTGAAGCAGGCAAACTGCGTTTTCGGGTTGGTTTGTATCGCGTCACAACGATACGTGATCCAAAAACGGGTGCAGAAAAGACAGTTTCTGAATTCGTCGCCACAGTGTGGGCGGGTATTGAGCCTATATCTAATAGAAAAATCAGGACACTGGACCAACAACAGGTTGTTGAAACTTTGCTGTTTACTCTGCGTCCGCATAAGGATGTTGATGTTGACTGGCAAATAGCCTGGAAAGACCGCGTATTTACCGTTCGTGCCGCAGATAGCACAAAACTGGACCGACTTTTAATTACAGCGGAAGCGGATGTACGGCATGATCGAATATGATATTAAGTCCTCGCTGGAGGAAATCACCGGATTACCCGCTTACCCTTTGTTACTCCCTGACAATATTCAGGAAGGGGTGACATACCAGCGTATCAGTGATCCGAAGTTTGACACTGGTCTTGCCATCACTTCGTTGGTTAACGCTCGGTTTCAGATATCAATTTATCTCATTGATGACTATGCCCGCCTGCTTGAACTTGACCGTGCTATCAGAAATACCTGGGAAAATATTACTCATGGCCATATTGGAGAATACCCCGTTCAAGCAGTCACAAGAGGCACCGTGCATCAGGATAAAACTGAGTTGACTAAGGGCCGGGTGCAATACCGTATCACCCGTGACTTTGTTATCTGCTATTCGGAGAGTTCATATGATCAAGGTTGAAGTTAAGGGACTGGCAGAACTGGGGCGAAAACTCAATGAACTAGACACTGAACTACAGACCAAAATCCTACGTTCAGCGGGTAAGGGTGCAATGGAAGTCGTCAAAGAAGATATGCAACGACATGCCGGGTATGACAAAAACAGCCCCGGCCCACACATGCGGGATGATATTAAAATCCGCAGCAGTCGGGCTAAAAAATATCATGGGGTAATGATCACAGTTGGTCCAACAAAACAACACTACATGAAAGCATTAGCACAGGAAGTAGGAACCATTAAGCAGGTACCGAACCCGTTTATCCGGCCGGCACTTGACTATAACAAGTCCGCAGTATTAAAAACGCTCGCCGCAGAAATCCGCGACGCTTTAAGTAGTTATAGCAAATAAATCAATAAATTTTTGGAGTAATCATTATGGCTGATAAATCTTCGCCAGAGTATGCAATGCTGCCAGCAGGTACCATCGTTAAATTTGGCAAGCCCGGTGAGACAGTTGATGTAATGAAACCACTCATAAACTGTAAAGCACTGGGAGCCACAGGGTTAACAGGCAGCTTTATTGACGTCACAACGCTCATTGATAAGAATAAGCAGTTCATTTCAGACATGCCCGAAGGGCCTGAGAAAACACTGGGGTTTATTGATGATCCTGAAAACGCCGATTTCACCAACTTTCTGAATGCTGCGCAGAATCGTGAAACAGTGCAGTTCTATATTGCATTACCAAATAAACGTACCGCGACAATGATTTTGTCACTGTCTGGTTGGGAAATGAGCGAAATTACCGCTCCAGCGAGTGAAGTGATTCAGATCACTGTTAAGGGCAAGCAGAACAATTTAACCTGGGGCGTGGTTTCCACTAAACCAACACCAACACAAACTGGAGGCAATAAATAATGAGCATAAAAGCTTCACTGTTGAAGACCAAAAATACCGTCATGGAAGTTGAACTGTTTGAAACTAAAGTTAATTTACGTCGTTTAAGTGCAGCTGAACTACTTGATCAAGAGGAGGCAGTACAAAAAGCAAGCGATGACGGTGATATTCGAAAAGCATCATTGCTTAACATCCAGCTTATTATTGATTGCATTGTTGATAAAACAGGTAAAAAGTTGCCTGTTGATGAACTTCCGACAGCTGACGAACTTTTGAGTGCGCATGATAACGTCGCCTTACTTGATGCAATTGCAAAAGTTAAGCGGCATTCAATCGGTACACTGGAAGAAGCTGAAAAAAACTAATCAACTCGCCGTTGCTGAACTTCATCTTTAGTATGGCAGATCATCACGGCGAGACAGATCCACGAAAAATAGCGGCACTACCAGCCGACATCCTGCTTCACTGGCAGGCTTTTTATAAACTCCGTAACAAACCCGATGACGATAAGCCCGTCAACATTCACCCATCTTATTCAACGCCGCAAGATGATTTAATAGAAGAGCAGTGTGTGGCGGTTATACGTGCTTTATTGTAAGGACTCACACAATGGCTAATTTAGCAACGCTATCTGTTGGGTTATTACTCAACAGCGCAGAATTTAAAACCAGTTTGTTTAAAGCATATGACTCAGCTGGTCGTGAGTCGGGTCGTTTTGCAAGAAAAGTGCAAGATGATGCAAAGAAAGCGGAGCAGGCTTATTTAACGGTAGGGAAAGCAATTTCAGGGTTAGCCGGGAAGCTGGCTTTAATCGGTGGTACCGGTCTTTCTCTTGGCGGTATTATTAGCACAACTCGTCAATATGGTCAGGCGCTGTCTGATCTGTCTGCTATCACTGGTGCAACAGGGGAACAGTTAAAAGCATTTGACAAAGCGGCGCAAGAGATGGGCCGTACAACAGAATATACCGCCAGCCAAGCGGCAACAGCGCTGAAATTGATGGCATCCGCAAAACCCGAACTCATGAAAACCAGAGACGGACTGGTTAAAGTAACAAATAGCGCACTGATTCTGGCACAAGCTGGTGGCACGACCTTGCCGGATGCAACAAGAACGTTAGCATTGTCGTTGAATCAGTTCGGTGTATCAGCAGCAGAAGCAGATCGCTATATCAACGTTTTGGCAGCCGGTGCGAAATACGGTTCATCTGAAATTACAGATACGGCCGCAGCAATTAAAAATGGGGGTGTTGCAGCAGCTCAAGCCAAAGTTAGTTTTGAAGAACTTAATGCCGCTATTCAAGTACTTGCTGAACGTGAAGTTAAGGGCGGTGAAGCGGGTACCGCACTGCGTAACGTAATCTTGCATCTCGAAAAGGGAACAGATAAAACGCTGAAACCCTCAGTTGTGGGGCTGTCTACTGCGCTTGAGAACTTATCAAAAAAGAATTTATCGACAAAAGAAGCAGTGAAGTTATTTGGCCTTGAAAACATCAATGCGGCTTCAATTCTGGTTCAAAGTAAAACTAAACTTGATGAGTTGACTGTTGCACTGACAGGGACCCGAACAGCTTATGATCAGGCCGCAATCAGGGTAAATAATTTAAATGGTGATCTGCTAAGTTTATCCAGTGCTTTCGAGGGGATGGCAATTAAAATAGGCCAAAGTACGGATGGGCCTTTGCGCTCTGGAGTTAAGGCCGCGACGGAGGCAGTTAACAGCTTATCTGATAATTTTAATGCTGTAGCTAATATCGCTCTCTATACTTTGATCCCTGCAATGGGAACCAAACTTACAGCGGGATTGCGGGAGAATATCAGTGCATGGCGTGGCACAGAAAAAGCTACTCGATCCGCTGCAAAACAACAGGCGGAAATTGCAAGGCAAACTATTGATGCAGCACGAGCCATGCGCGATCAGGCGGGGGAACAAGCGCGTTGGCTGGCTACACAATCTGTTATTAATCGTCAAAATGGTATTAATGTTAGTTACCAGAAGGAACATGTCGCACTCAGTCGCCAAATTCGGGAAGCTAATCTCAGTGAGGCGGCTGCAAAAAATAAACTGGCTGCCGCAAATAGGCAATTATCGTTTTCAACCCGTGCGTTGTCGGTTTCGGCAGGGTTAGCAAGTGGTGCCTTGTCTCTGCTCGGTGGGCCTTTCGGTGCGGCAATGTTGGCAGGTTCAGCTCTGGTTTATTTATATAACAGGAGCGTAGAGTCAAGAAAAGAGATACTCAATTTAAAAGACGCTACTATCGAAACTGTTGAAGTGCTTCAACAATTATCTAAAGTCAAAATAGAATTAAAAATGGATGGATGGCAAGATGACTTAGAAAATATAAAAAAAGAGAAAAATCAATTAGAAAGCCAGTTGGGACGATATTCTGATACCCGAATTAATATCTCAAAATCTCGCCAGGAAGGGGTGCTAGGTTTTCTATATGATGATCCTAAGAAGCTAGAAAAACAAAAGAAACAAATAGAGAGTAAATTAGAGGACCTTAAGACTGCCGAGCAGAAAATAAATGAAAATATTGCTAATGGGAAAAAAGTATTAGCGGGTGGTAAGTTCGAAGTAAAACCACAAGAAACAAAACCACAAGAAGAAAAACCGGCCAGCCCTTGGACGGGTATTGGTAGTGGCTCAAATGCAGGGAGTTCAAAAAGGCAGCAGGCGTTGAGTCAATATCAACAATTGCGTCGTGAAATAGAAAGTGCACATGCAGATAGTCTGACGCGGATAGATACGAGTGAGAATGAAACTCATCAGAAAATTCTTGCATTAGCAAAAAAGGCCGGAGCCTCTCAGTCGGAAGTTAGCAAGTTACTTGTATTGAATGAAGAAAATTATCAGCGTGAGCGCATGGCGTTAGCGGAAAAGTACGCACCGGCCAAAGCTATAGTTCGTCAAGAGTCCGAGGCTAGCAAAGAGCTTAAGGTGATTTTTGATGCGAGATTACTAACTGAACGTGAATACCTCACAGCCAGGTTGGTTCTCAATCAAGAAGCAACGAAAGAAAGATTAGCTGAACAGGCTAAAGCGGCGTCTGCCCCGCATGTTGATATGGCCGGTGAGGTCGATCCCATCATTCAATTGCAAAATCAGCTTGAACAGCAGAAGGCTCTTTATACGGCCTATTATGAAGATGGCATTATCAGTAAGGAGCGCTATGAACAGCTGGTAACTTCTGCAACTAATAAATCAAAGGAATCTCAACTCACAGCAGCAAAAGAGTTGTATGCAAGCCAGGGAAGCTTTCAGAAAATGCAGATGAATCTGTTAGATGCAGTTGAGCAGCGGACAGGAAATGCGCTAACAGGGATGCTTATGGGAACAAAGAGTTTTTCTGATTCGTTGAAAGAACTTACCGCCTCTCTTGCTCAATCCATTATTCAAGATCTCATTCGCATTGCTATGCAAGCCGTGATAACCAACGCGGTGTCAGGTTTATTCGGCGGGTTTTCCGGCGCTGGCGGTGGAGTCACGAAAGCCAATGGTCAACTTGTACCAATGCCGCCAAAGCTTAATGCTAAGGGCGGTGTTTATTCTTCTCCAAGCTTAAGCGCTTATAGCGGACAAATAGTCAGCAGTCCGACATTATTTGCCTTTGCAAAAGGGGCCGGTCTGATGGGCGAAGCGGGACCGGAGGCCATTTTACCGCTAAAGCGTGGGCCGGATGGATCATTGGGTGTCAGGGCATCCAGTCATAATAATAATACACAGGCAGTCAGCGCCGCTCCTCAAATCTTTATACAAATCGATGGTAATGGAAATGCTTCCTCACAAGCCCCAGCAGGGTTGGAAACATTTGGATCTCAGATAGCGACTTTTGTTGATAGCCGTTATCGCGAACTCAGAGACAGAGATTTACGTCCGGGCGGGCCGTTGTGGAGAAGATAAATGATTGAAACATTCATGTGGTCACCTCGTATTCAAGCGGCTGTTGATGTAAATTTTAGAGTCAGAAAAGCCCAGTTCGGCGACGGCTACACACAAGTGGCCGGGGATGGGCTTCATCCGAAAAGTCAAAAGTGGGAGCTGTCATTTGTTGGTAACGAGACGTATATCCGGGCAATTGTCGATTTCTTTGATCGTCACGGCGGTTATAAATCATTTCAGTGGACCCCGTTACTGTCTGATGTCGGGCTTTATCGCTGTGACGCATACAAGACAACCGCACTAGGCGGCGGGAATTACTCGCTGTCTGCCAGTTTAATCCAAGCCCATCACCCCTAATTTCAGGAAACATGACAATGATAAATGCTGATGTTCAAAAGCTTGAACCGGGTAACACGATCCGGCTGTATGAAGTGGATGGAACCGCATTCGGTGCGGATGTTTTACGGTTTCATAATGAGACTATCCCCTACACTTCCGAAGAGTTAAAAACCGATAAACTGCCGAAGAAATCACTTTTCTGGCAAGGGAAAGAGTACGGACCGTGGCCGGTTAATATTGAGGGCTTAGACATGTCAACCGATGGACAGTCCGCACGTCCAAAGTTAACCGTTGCTAATATTGACGGGTTAATCACCGCGCTATGCCTAAGATTTGATGATATGGTTCAGGCAAAGGTTACTATTCACGATACCTTTGCTCATTATCTTGATGCCACTAATTTCAAAGATGGCAATCCAACCGCAGATCCTGAACAGGAGCGGGTTCAAGTTTTCTATATTGATAGAAAAGAATCAGAAGATGACGAATCGGTAAAATTTGAGCTTGCGAGTCCCGCTGACTTGCAGGGATTAAAAATACCGACCCGACAGATTCATGGCCTGTGTGAGTGGTGCGCCCGTGGCTGGTACCGAACCGGGAAAGTCTGTGACTATGCGGGTACACGTTATTTTGATGAAAACGATAATCCGGTTGACGATCCCAGTAAAGATAAGTGTTCTGGTCTGTTACCTGCCTGTCAGTCTCGATTTGGTAAAGATGAACCCCTGCCGTTCGGCGGCTTCCCCGGTTCAGCACTAATCAGGCGGTGATATGCGTGATAAGACATTGAAAGCGATCATGACTCATGCTGAATCAGAATACCCCAAAGAAGCGTGCGGAGTAATCGCTCAAAAAAGCCGGGTAGAAAGGTATTTCCCGTGTCGAAATTTAGCAGTAGAACCCGAAGAGCAATTTCATCTTAACCCCATCGACTATATTAATGCAGAAGATTGGGGGACAATAACGGCGATTGTTCACAGTCACCCGGACGCAACGACACAGCCCAGTGAGTTAGATAAAGCTCAATGCGATGCAACTGAATTACCGTGGGTAATTGTGTCATGGCCGGAAGGGGATTTAAGGACCATTTACCCCAGAGGAGAGCTTCCTTTAATTGGCCGTCAGTTTGTATTGGGTCATACAGATTGCTGGGGGTTAATCATGAGTTACTTTAAACAAGAACATAGCATTAAACTGAATGATTATCGTGTGGATTACTGTTGGTGGGAAAATGGCAACGAAAACCGTTACTTAGATAATTGGTATGAGTGCGGTTTTCGCGAGTTTGGCGGTGAACCCAAAGTAGGTGATATGGTGATCATGCAAGTTTCTGCTCCTGTTGCGAACCATGCGGGAATTCTTCTGTCCGATAATATGTTACTGCATCATATGTACGGACAACTGAGTCAACGCGTGCCGTATGGCGGTTACTGGAAAGAGCGGACTTTGAAGATATTGAGGTACAAGGCGTTTACTTAGTAACCGCTCATGGTAGGATATAAAAATTTTAATTTGGCTTTTATATATTTATGAGGAAAATATGAAAAAATCTTTATTATCAATAATATTGTTTTTATCTGGATGCTCTTTAAATCCTAGTGATATGAGAAAATCTAATCCTTATGCTGAATTCGAATCTAATAAATCAGTTGATTTGGTTTCTAAATGTATAGCTTCCGGTTTGGAGACAAGGAGTTATGCAGGGGTTGCTACGCAAGTTTACTTTAGACCTATGAGCAATGGAATGAGTATATCAACTGTTGGTAACGTAGAAATGATAGATATTCTTTCCAAGGACTCTAAAACGTTAGTTAAATATTATTCCGCATACACTCACACATGGACATTGGGAAACCAAGATAGGATTGATGCAGTATTGAAAGATATTAAGTTGTGTATTTGAAGTTTATTTATTTCAATACCCCTCCCGATTATAATGATTTTTTGTGAGATTAACTATGGCTTTTATTGATGTACCAATGAGAACGGTTCGGATGCACGGTCCGCTAATAAAGCGTTTTGGGAAAGAATTTAAATACAAAGCATTGGATGCTAAAAAAGCAATTGATGCTATGCGTTGTTTATTGCCGGGTTTTGAAAAATATATGATTGAGGCCCATAAGAAAGGGCTAACGTTTGCAATTTTTGTTGGCGGTAAAAATATTAGCAAAGATGAGCTTGATATGACAAAAGGCACTGATGATATTCATATTTTGCCTGTGATCATCGGTAGTAAACGAGGTGGATTGTTTCAAACAATATTAGGTGTTGCCTTGATTGCTGCCGCGACTATTGCAACAAGCGGTTTTGCTGGTGGATTAGCTGCTGCTGGATGGTGGGGAACTACTGCAATGGTAGGCGCATCAATGGCCCTCGGCGGTGTTGTTCAAATGTTATCGCCGCAAATGCCCGGCTTGAGAATGCGTGAGTCCCCAGACAACAAACCCTCTTACGCATTCGGTGGTCCAGTCAATACGACAGCGCAAGGGAATCCCGTTCCTGTCTTATATGGAACCCGCGAGATCGGTGGGGCGATCATTTCAGCTGGGATATATACCGAAGATCAACAGTAAATCACAAGCTAAGAATGGCTTACTGTAAATAAATTCAGTTGTGTTCTTTTATTAGTCAATAGTTTAATGTATAACCATGATTGAGGTAATGAATATGACGCAACAGTACAAAAGTGAAGCAGAGTTGTTAGAAGCATTGAAGACGATAACACCAGATGTATTTGCTGATTTTTTCAAAGAAAAAGGTATCACGCACTTAACTTGCCCTATATGTAAGCGTGGGAATGTAACTATTCCTATTGTATACGATAAGTCTCAGGAGGATTCACATGATTACGTGGTTCCATCGTTAACTGATAGACTCGATAGCGATGGTTGTTATAATCTTGCTAATTATAGCTATAAGATTCTTTGTAAGAACTGCGCTTACGAAATGCACTTCAATGTAAGCCGCATTATTTCATGGGCTGAAAAAAAGGGAGATCATGATGAATAAGGATAATGTACATTATATTGATTTTCCTGTTTCGAGCCGAATGAAAGAGAATGGTGGCGGCAATAGTGGAGGTGGAGATATGGAATCACGAGTAGCAAAACTTGAATCAGATGTCGAGCACATCAAGAAATCCATAGACGAAGTAAAAGCTGATGTACGGGAAATAAAAAGAGACGCTCGTTTAGATTTCCGCTTGTTATTTGGTGCGATTATTGCCGTAGCCCTTGGGTTAGCTGGCTTAATGGCTAAAGGATTTCACTGGATTTAATTTAGCAACCATACTATTTAATGCCGCTTAATTGCGGTTTTTTTTATTTAACCAACCTGCTTCGGCAGGTTTTTTGTGGGTGAAATATGGCATATGCAAAAGTAATCAAAGGGCGTAAAGGCGGTGGCGGTAAGCAACGAACGCCGATTGAATCCCCAGACAGTATTCAGTCAATATCGAAAGCCAAAATACTCTTGGCACTTGGGGAGGGTGAATTTGCTGGGGGCTTGGATGGTACAAATATCTATCTGAATGATACCCCTATAGCAAATGCGGATGGTAGTTTGAACGCATCAGGCGTTAAATGGGAATTTCGCCCCGGCACGCAATCACAAGAATACATTCAGGGAATACCCGCCGCTGAAAATGAAATCAGGATAAATACAGAACTGAAAAGCGATCATCCGTGGATACGTGCTGTTTCTAATATTAAGTTATCAGCTATTCGCTTGCGCTTCGGCTGGCCCCAGTTGCAGCGTCAAAAAGATAACGGCGATACCGTTGGTTACCGTATTGAATATGCTATTGATCTTGCTACTGACGGCGGAGCTTACAGAGAAGTCTTAAAAGCGGCGGTTGACGGTAAGACAACAACACTGTATGAACGTTCTTATCGCGTAGATTTACCAAAAGCTACCACGGGTTGGCAAATCCGCGTGCGACGGCTAACGCCGAACAGCACCAGTAATCGCATTGCCGATAAGATGCTAGTGCAGGCGATCACAGAAGTAATCGACGCAAAACTTCGGTACCCAAATACAGCGTTGCTCTATGTTGAGTTTGATTCCAAGCAATTCCCCGATATCCCACGAATCAGTTGTAAGCCTAAAGGCCGTATTATCCGCGTTCCGTCAAACTATGATCCAATAACACGAACCTATTCGGGGATATGGGACGGTACGTTTAAGTGGGCGCATTCAGATAACCCGGCTTGGATTTTCTATGACATTCTTTTGTCAGATGGGTTTGGTCTGGGAAATAGAATTAATTCAACTCAAATCAGCGAAGCAGAACTTTACAGAATCGCCCAGTATTGTGATCAATTAGTACCGGATGGCCGGGGTGGGGATGGAAAAGAACCGCGCTTCCTATGCAATGTCTATATTCAATCCCGCAATGATGCGTGGACGGTATTAACAGATTTGTCTGCTATTTTCCGCGGCATGGCGTACTGGGGGCAAAATCAATTTGTGGCACTGGCTGATATGCCGCGCGACATGGATTACATCTTTAATCAATCCAATGTGATTGGCGGGAAATTCGTTTATTCAGCAGGCAGTGAACGGGTACGCTATACAAACGCAATGGTGAGTTGGTCAGATCCAGACAATCACTATGCTGATGTTGTCGAGCCTGTATCTGATAATGAGCTAGTTCGGCGATACGGTGTCAATCAAACGGAAATAACAGCTATTGGTTGCACGCGTCAAAGTGAGGCAAACAGGCGGGGACGTTGGGCTTTGCTGACAAACAGCAAAGATAGTGTTGTTTCGTTTAGTGTAGGACTTGAAGGACAAATCCCGTTGCCCGGCCATATTGTTGGGGTCGCCAACAGAAACCGGGCGGGCCGCATAATTGGCGGGCGTATCAGTGCGGTATCAGAGCGCAACATCACGTTAGACCGGGTTGCTGATGCCAAAGAAGGGGATCGCCTGCTAATTAATTTGCCGTCTGGTAAATCAGAAGGCCGGACAATTCAAGCAGTGAATGGAAAGATAGTCACAGTTACGACATCCTACAGTGAAATACCTATTGCTCAATCTGGCTGGGCGATTGATGCTAATGATCTCTTTGTTCAGCAATTTAGAGTTACTGGTGTGCGTGACAAAGGTGATAACACATTTGAAATCAGTGCTGTCTATCACGATCCCGATAAGTATGACCGAATTGATACTGGCGCCCGGATTGACGAACGTCCTATTTCTGTTATTCCACCCGGTGTCCAAGCCCCACCAAAAAATGTGGCTATCAGTTCTTATTCTTCAAAATCACAGGGGCTTGCAGTCACTACACTGCGAGTAACTTGGGATGCAACCGAGAACGCTATAGCGTATGAGGCTGAATGGCGACGTGATAACGGCAACTGGATATCGGTGCCCCGAACTTCCACACAGGGCTTTGAAGTACCCAATATCTATGCCGGACATTATCAGGCGCGTGTGAGAGCGATTAATGCCTCTGAAATATCCAGTATTTGGGCTAATGCCCCTGAAACTGTGTTGAAAGGCAAAGTGGGCAATCCCCCTGTACCGCTAAATTTCCGTACAACTCCAATTATTTTTGGTATCACAATTGATTGGAATTTCGGTGATGACACGTCAGATACACAACATACTGAGATTCAGTACAGTAAGACAAGCGACGGCAATGATTTAATGCTGCTTGCTGACGTTCCGTACCCTCAAAGAACTTATACTATGCAAGGACTGGCCGCAGGTGTGGCTTTCTACTTCCGCGCTCGTCTAGTCGATAAGACTGGCAATCAAAGTCCGTGGACTGAGTTCGTGCGTGGCGAATCATCTTCAGATGCAAGTTGGATAGTTGATGCCGTAGGAGATAAGTTCCTCACAACAGACGCTGGTAAAGCGCTTCAATCTCAGATTGATGATAATACCGAGGCAGCATTTAAAAATGCCGATGCTGCATTTGAAAATGCCGAAGCAGCGCTTGAAAATGCAGCAGCGCATGGAGCTGATACTAAGCGTTGGATGAAAGAGAACGGAGACAGAAAAGCTGAAATTGTCGAAGTACGCGAAGTACAAGTATCAGATCAAGAGTCGCTTGCACGTTATCAGCAGCAAGTGTCAAGTCAGTTTGAGAATACCAATTCAAGCGTATTAGACATTAAAGAATCAGTGTCTAAATTAAATGAGTCAACGGCAAAAGATATTAATCAGGTTAAAGCGGAGGTTAATGATAATACAAATAAAATTACTTTAGCTAAAGGACTTATTCAAGAAAATAAAAATGCAATTGCAAATACAGATAAAGCATTATCTGAATATCAGCAGCAAGTATCTAGTCAATTTAAGAATACTGATTCAAGCGTATTAGACATTAAAGAATCAGTGTCTAAATTAAATGAGTCAACGGCAAAAGATATTAATCAGGTTAAAGCGGAGGTTAATGATAATACAAATAAAATTACTTTAGCTAAAGGACTTATTCAAGAAAATAAAAACGCAATTGCAAATACAGATAAAACATTATCTGAATATCAGACTCAGACAAGTGCACAATTTAAAGACCAAAAAGCAATGATTGAAACCAAAGCAACCACAGTTTTTGATCAAAAGGGAGACGGTTCTGCAATCTATACTATTAAAGCGGGTATTAACTATAACGGTCAGTATTACGGCGCAGGTGTAGTTATTGGTTCAGAAGTTAAAAACGGGAAAGTCAGTACGAACATTGGCTTCAATGCTGAGAATTTCACTTTTATGAACCCAGTGAACGGAAAATTAGTTCCATTTATGACAGCGAAAAATAGCCAACTGTTTATTCGTGATGCGTTTATTGAAAATGGTAGTATTACGAATGCAAAAATTGCCAATGTAATTCAATCAAATAATTACGTGGCTGGTAGTTCGGGGTGGAAGATTAACAAAAATGGTTCGGCAGAACTTAATGACGTTACAGTTCGCGGCACTGTATATGCAACTGATGGTACGTTCACAGGCACAGTAAACGCAACTAATGGTAATTTTTCTGGTACTGTATATGCAGATAAAATTGTTGGTGATGTTGTATCTGTAACTGTGGGGAATGTCTCACTTAGGGACAGATCGAATATTTTTTTCAATAAAAAACTTAATGAACGCATGCCATTTGAACGGGTCTTTATTTACGGCCCAATGAATGCTCAGTTATATGCAGGCGCATTTGGCAACGGTGGATCACTTAAAGTTGAAGTATATGTTGATGGTGTGTTTAAGAATGGAGAAACATTTTATATGGAGCCTAATCATCAGGGACCACAATGTATAACAGGTAATTTGTTTACACCCCCCGTAATAATTCCAGCAAATACAACACCGACTATTAAAGTAGTTATCGTAACTAATGGCCCCGGTAAAATATCTCCAACCCCCGGCATTGGTATGTTGTTTAGATCTAGTGACAAATGGATAAATCAGTAATATGTCTTCATACAACACAGGCACAATTTCAATTTCTGCCGACTCTGATATTGCTATAGGAAACGGAACGCACTGGAAAGATAACAAATTCGGTGTTGCTCCAGCTCAGACTATATTAATTAAAGTCGGTAACGTTTTTAAATTGTCAGCAATCAAGAACGTTAATAGTGATACGGAATTAGTCTTAATCGATAAGTTTCCCGACGCTGTTTCTAATGCTGAATATTTCATTCAAACATCAGTGCCAAATACTTATTCTGATGTTGCTAGAAAAGTCACAGCGCAGTTAAATTATACAAATGAGCTGTTATTCAACTTAAATAAATGGATGACAGAAAACAGTGTTGTGTATATCACAACGCCGGACGGTAGAATAATTCAACTTAAGACTATTAATGAGCTGACATCAAAAATAGATGAGTTACAGAAAAATTCAATTTCACAAGATTGGGTTAACAGCCGCTTTGCGCGTGGAAATGCTCGTTATGTTGAGGTTAGTGGGACTAGTCCCAAAATCCAATTTTCCCCGCCCGACGACAAGCAATCACGCGGATTCTTTGTTATTCGAGCTAATCTTTCTAATGATTATCAGTCGTCTCTTGAAGTATATAAGCGAGACGCTAATCGTGATATTATTTATTCTATTCATTTTCCAATGAAATCTGGAACATTAGCAACAGTTGATGATGTTAACGTTGTAAATAATCATCCTGTGGGCGCCCCTATTCCCTGGCCGTCAAATTATCCACCGACATCAAAAAACTATCTTATGTGTCGAGGCCAAGAATTTGATAAATCTTTGTATCCGAATCTAGCAGAAGCTTATCCCAAAGGTAAATTGCCTGATTTAAGAGGTGAGTTTATTCGTGGCTGGGATGGTGGGCGTGGTGTTGATAGTAACCGTGCTGTTTTGGAATGGCAGAGTGATGCAATGCAAGAATTAAGCGGAGTGTTTGATGGTGGTAACAACACAAGCGGCGTATTTCTTAAGGGTGATGTGAGAGCAATATCTTACGTTACTCAAAACGAAGTATCGTATGCAGTGCGATACGATGCATCTCGTGTCGCGCGTACTGCAAACGAAACCCGCCCCCGCAATATCGCATTTAACTACATAGTGAGAGCAGTATAATGACTGAACAAAAATACTCTTTAGAACATGAAGTAGCCGTATTAGGTGAAGACGGATTAGCAACTCAATCCGGCTGGATAAAGGTTTATCACACTAATCAAATCACACGAGAATTCACAAACTCTGATATCGAGTATGTCATGCTTGGTGTCAGTTTATCGGCTGGGGCCTATCCTGACGCGCCAAAGCTTCCCGATTCTCACGATAAGGCGGTTTGTCGCAGTGAAGACGGCAAGTGCTGGGAAATACTCCCTGATTATCGCGGAAAAATCGCTTACGACACGTTAACGAGAGAACCGACTGAAATTACTGAAATTGGGGAATTACCCGCAACACTAACCTTCAAAAAACCCGATACGGATTATGATAAATGGGACGGTAAAGAGTGGGTAGTTGATAAAGACCTTCTCAAATCTCATCAGATTAATGAAGCTAAGCAACAACAAGCAGCACTGTTACAGCAAGCAAATGAAACACTCTCATTGCTACAAGATTCTGTTGATTTGGAAGTCGCTACTGACTCAGAGAAAGTCGCTCTGATTGAATGGAAGAAATACAGAGTATTGCTGACTCGTGTAGATGTGAATCAAGCGCCTGATGTGGAGTGGCCGGAGGTGCCGAAGTAATTATTGACTCATGACTTTAAATGTGTTTAGCATTAACTGACTACTGTACAAGTAGCTTAGAAATGCTGATTTTTGAATAGCGTGTACACTGCCGCACAGGCAGAACGGAGCCGGTTAGTCCGGCTTTAGTTTTTTGGGTTCTATGAGCGATATAAGTTTTTTCTCCCATAACTCTATAATTTCCCTCTTTTCTTTCAGATAGTCGTAGCGATCATAGTGCTTAGAAGAGACTCCTGGTTTTTTGTGGTTCTGCAATCTATCCCTCATTTCCGAGCTGATCCCCATCTCTCCAGCCAATGTTTTAAATGTTCGCCTGATGTCCCTGGGGGTAAAACTTGCAAAATTACTACGTGAACAAAATTTTCGTAATTGTTTGGCATACTCGGCAGGTAGAAGATGCCCTTCTTTCGTGTTACTAGGAAAAAGAAAAGATGATTCTGGATATTGCTTTTTTTGGCGGTCTAAAATTTTTATAGCTGATTCGCTTAATGTTATTACGTGATAGTCGCCATTTTTAGAAATATGAGGTGGCACTGTTAGCGTGTTGTTACTTTTATCCCAATTATCACGTGTATTTGTCATTATTTCCCAAGGACGTTGACCGGCGCTGAAAATACACATGAGAAGCAATTGAGCGTAATCAGGGTTCATTGGGCATGCAACAGCGGGTACTTGAATAAGCTCAAATAGATTGCGAAGTTCCTCCCATGTCAGAAAGCGATCTAACGCTTTATCTACCCCCTTTTGGCGTGGAACGACAGCCACTGGATTTCTATCGAGTCCATAAATAACTTTTTCATTTAACTTTGCGGGATCATTGTCAGCAAATAACCCAAAGTTAAAAACTGCATGAAGATTTGAGCGTACTTTGTTTGAACCAGCAGAGGCACCTCGCGTAATAAATTCAGCCAAGACTCTCTTAATGTGATCAGGAGTAATATCTTTTGCAGGTGCATCTTTATTTATATGCTTACTGTTTAATACTTGATTAAGCCTATTCTCTGTCTTTTCATATGAGCGCTTTCCTCTTTTCTTTTGATCTGCAATATAATCATCAAAGAGTTGTTTGACGGTCGCGTGCTCAAGAATGGCTTTTTCAGGCGAGGAAATATTAACTAACGCCTCTTGTGCCTTCGCAGTTGCTTCTGCTAACGTGGTTGCAGGGAAATCACCCAAATTAACAAATTTTTCTTTCCCGCTGAGGAAATAGCGATAGACAAAAGTCTTACGTCCAGATGGGTATGTTTTAATCCCTAAACGACCAGTCCCTCGTGTGGCTGATGCTTGCCATGTATAATAGGCTGATGTTTTGGGTTTAAGTCCACGAATCTTACTGTCAGTTAGTAGGGTGCTAGCCATAGTTTTAAGGTCAAGTAATGGGTCAAGTTAGGTTGAAATGATATGAAACCATGCGACACCAATCAACAAATAAATTCATTTTAAAAACAAATACTTGAAACAACATGAAATTCCTAGATATTCTATGAAACAGAAAGATAGCGGCCTTCTAAGCCGTAGGTCACAGGTTCGAATCCTGTAGGGCGTACCATCATCAATTCCGTTAATGTCTACCGAAGTCCATTAAACCCAGTAAATACAAGACACTACTACAGTTCATATTCTTTCTACGTCCACTATAGTTTGTTGAAATCCATCCTATATTGGGGGTACATTTGGGGGTATGTTCAGGTTCAATGGAAAGTGATACCCCCATATGAAATTAAATGCCAGACAGGTAGAGTCAGCAAAGGCTAAAGCTACCGATTATAAATTAGCTGATGGTAGTGGTTTGTATTTACTGGTGAAGAAGAACGGAGCGCGTTATTGGCGTCTAAAATATCGGATTGCAGGTAAAGAAAAACTGCTTGCATTGGGGATATACCCTAATTTGTCTTTAGCTAATGCCAGAGCCAAAAGAGATGAAGCTAAGCAACACTTGGCTAATGGTGTTGATCCCGCTGAGGTGAAGAAGACAAAGCAGAAGGAGATAATCAGGCAAGCAACTAATACTTTTGAAGCCATAGCTAAAGAATGGCATTCCTATAAATTGCCGAATTGGTCTGTTGGCTATGCTGATGATTTACTTGAATCCTTTAATAAAGACATATTTCCTTATATTGGCAAAAGAATAATAACGGATATTAAGCCTCTAGATATGTTGGAAACTCTTCGTAAAATGGAACAGCGTGGCGTTCTGGATAAGCTTAAGAAGATTCGTCAAGCTTGTAGTCAGGTATTTAAATATGCGATTGTAACTGGTAGAAGTGAATATAATCCTGCTGCTGAATTATCTGGAGCGTTAGCATCACCGAAAGTTAAACATTTTCCACATCTTTTAGCCGATGAATTACCTCTTTTCCTGCAAACATTATCTCAATACAAGGGAAGTATCATTACTCAAATAGCGACAAAACTATTATTGTTAACCGGTGTTCGAACTATAGAACTTAGAGCTGCAAAGTGGGATGAATTAGATTTAGATAGAAAGATATGGGAAATTCCACTAGAACGTATGAAGATGCGCCGCACACATATCGTTCCACTATCTGAGCAGGTTCTGTCTCTGTTTAAGACATTGGAGGTCATCACTGGGCGTTTTGAGTTTATTTTTCATGGGCGTAATGATCCCAATAAACCAATGAGTGAAGCAGCTATTAACCAAGTTATTAAACGTATCGGCTATGGTAGCAGAGCAACAGGCCACGGATTTCGCCATACCATGAGTACAATTTTACATGAACAGGGCTATAACACTGCATGGATTGAAACACAGCTTGCACATGTTGATAAGAACAGTATCAGAGGAACATACAATCACGCCCAATATTTGGATGGTCGCAGGGAAATGCTGCAATGGTATGCTGACTATATGGATAGCTTAGAATACGGTGAAAATGTAATTTATAGTACATTTGGCAAAAGAGCTTAATTATTATTTGCAGAGATAGAGATAAAAAACTCCTATGATGAGTAGATTATTTGAAACAATGTAAAAAATTTTATTGCTCCTTACACTTCTTCAGATAAAAACAGCAAAAAATAATATAAAATGCCCACCTTAAATAGTGGGCAATAGATGTTTTGAGTGAGGGATGTTTTTTTAAGAGTTATAAAGTCTCTCTGACCTGGATACTTTAATATTGTTACCTTTTATAACGGGAAGGCCAGATAATTTCTGGCGCAATTTCTAACGCATTAGAAATAATTCTTTCTCCTTTAGGCCAGCGGCGTGTCAATGCATTGGCTAGTGTAGATGAAGCTAATCCAGCGCTCCTTGATAAAGCAGCTAATGTTATTCCTTTCTTTTTTAGTCCGGCAATAATATCGGCTGGGTGCCAATCTTGTTGAATCATATTTTATATTCCCCTGAGTGGTGACATAAAATAATTATCCTTTCATGGACTCTATCTGTAAATAGTTGAAGTTAAAAAATACTATTATCTTACTATTCCCCCGTTTAAATGAAACTCCCCCATTTATTACCCATTTTATTCCCTTTAAATAAAGAAAAGGTGTTTTTATAATTGCAGAGCAATGTAGGTATTCTATTGAATGTCAATGAATAGGATTGCTTTAGATATTATATTATGAACGGATTAAATAACTACGTGTTCATAGAAGAAATATACCCATGTTTCCCCCGTTTTATCCCCCACGATATATGGATTTTTATTTCCCCCACGTTGATATTATTAAAGTCGCTTAAGGTCAGACAGAATAAGGGTTTCACGTGCTTCCCCCTTTTAGGTGTACTTAATAAGTGGCAAGTGGGGAGTATTGCCGGATTTCTGACAATATCCCCCACATTTACCATTTATTCCCCCGTATTGGAATGGCGTTGATTAATGCGGATATCTTCACCCAATACGGTTAATAAACCATCATTTTCCAGTTTGTCCAGCCAGCGGCTGAATTTCTTTGATACATCAATGCCTTTTGCCCGTAAGTCATCCCGTACCTGTGATTTTGTGCAGAAATCGCTTTGGGCTGTTCGGTTACGAACAGATTCCCATAGGGCCAGATGATTGTCTGACAGACGCCGGACATGGGCCAGTGCCACATCACTGGCTGCGGTATCTTGAGGTTGTCTGGGCTGATCTGACAACACCAGAGAGGTAATCTCTTCACCATCTTCATCAATACAAATGCTGACCGGATGCAGGTCGTAAGCGACTTGTGGCGGTTCATCAGCATCTTTCATTTTAGTACAGCTTAATATCAGTGCTTCTTTATCATTTTCACGGCGGATATTAAACTCCGCATCCAGTGCTGCCCGAAAGGCGCTGGAGCCTCTTGCGCCTTTATCTTGGTCTTTGCCGGAATGGTGCACAACAAGTACGGTGGCGTTTGTTTTGGCTTTGATATAGTCGCAACCCTGAATAAACGCGCCCATATCTTTAGCGGTGTTTTCGTCTGAGCCGCCAAAACAACGGGCGAGGGTGTCCAGTACAATCAGACGAACAGGTAATCCGGTTTCCTGTTCGACATCTTTGGCGGCACAAATCACCTGTTCAGCGCTTTCCGGGTTAGCAGGAAATACCGGGCAGTCTATACGGTAAAGGGCGTCTATCGGGCTGTTATCATTCAAGCTGCTTTCCCATGCCCGGATACGACGAGGAACTCCCAGTCCCCCTTCACCCACTACATAAACCACCGCTCCCCGATTGACTCGTTTACCTGCCCATGCTTTACCTGTGGCAATATGACATGCCCATGACACCGCCAAAAAAGATTTATAAGAACCACTGGGGCCGTAAATACTGGCTAAGGAGTTACTGGGCAAATGGCCTTTAATCAGATAATCCTGATGAGTATCAAATCCTTCAGAATTTCTGCGTAAAGGTAATGATGTGCTGTAAGTCGTCGGAAGACGAGTTACAGGAAGGGGACTGATGATTTTATCTGTCTGATGATAAAAGGCTGTTCGGGTGGCTTCATCACCGTATTGCCTGCGGTAATCATCCCAGTCAGCCTGATAGTCTGTTGGTGGCAGGGCAACCTTTCCCTGTATTGCATTAGCGGCCTGTTCTGCCTTAATTTTTCCGGTGTTCTCTTCATCTGCATTAATATCATTATCCCCCGCGATAATAAAAACACCGTGGGGATGTTGAGCTTTAAGCGTTTTTGCTACATTGAGCAGATTATTAGCGGAAATGGCGGCATAGATTGCACTGTTACGGTTAATAACGGCCAGTGATAAGCCAGTGGCATAACCTTCTGTAATGATAATGTCATCATGAGAATCAGGCTCGCGGACAACAGCAAAAGCCCCTTTTAACTGACTGCCGGATAATAGTCGCTTACTGCCGTCAGGGTGAATCAATTGGGCGCCGCAATATTCTCCCGAAATATTAACCAGTGGCAACACCAGTGTATTTTCTGGAAACATCACATTGCCTGTCTTTTGACAGTAAGCCGGCGGGAACAGAAAAACGGGTTCAGCTAAATTTTTGCGGAGCAAATAAGGGCTTGCGCCCTTAATGCACTGATTTAATAATAAACTGACCCGTTCAGCAATCGGCACCTGAATAACAGAGGCTTTTTTTCTGGCTGGCGCTGTTGACGGAAGTTCTGACAACTCAGATATCCACCTTGCCGCTTCAATCAACTGACAGCCTTTAAATTTTGCCAATAAATCCAGTCCATCTCCATGACCGCATTCAGCCCGATTACAAATCCATGTGCCATTACCGTCTTTATCATCAAATCGGAACCGGTCTTTCCCTCCACACATGGGGCAAGGCCCATGACGATGATTGGCAGGCACAACAATGCCCGCCTGAGACAGAATCGCGGGCCAGCGGTGGCGGGACTGCCGGACAATATCAGAAACGAAGGAGGGCATGACTTTCCTCCTCAGAGGTTTCTCCAACCAGCATTTTACTGAGCAGTTCAATGCGTTCCCATAAAATGAAAGCTAGGATTTCCTTAAACGCGAGATTATTTTGCTCAATAATACTATTGATAAGTGCCCGGCAGTGGTCAAGTACTTCTTCTGAGTTTTCAGGGCGGTAATCATGCATAAAACACCCCTGCCAGAGAAAAAGCCTTAGAACGGGAGAATAGTTGACATTGTGGATAAGATAGCCAATAGGAATGATAGGGGATTGTAGCCATAAAATGGCCTCCGGTAAGTAGTACTTATAACTACCACCTGAGCTGCAAATCTCATTGGTGGTAGCCCAAACGGAGTTTGCAGTACCGGCCTTACTGGACACCGGCCAGCCCAAAGGCTGCCCCGCCTGAGCTACCATTGACTGATGTATATAGCAGTAATGACAATACTGAATATAATACAGGTATGCTAAGGCCGTAATACCAAGGAAAATTGGTATCGACAGTAAGGAGTACGGGCTGCAAATCCCGGCTGCGGATTTTGCCGCAGCGCGTGAACTATACCTCAGTAATTTACTGATTATCAACTTATAATTAAGGTTAAAAGTCTCATTCAGACTCATCCCTGTGTTTCCTTGCGATTGTTGATTTTATTGATAATCCATTCATCAATTTCTTTTTCTACCCATGCAACTGAGCGTGCTCCCAGACTGACAGATTTAGGAAACTCGCCTTGCTGCATCAAATGGTAAATCCATGATTTCTTTAAACCGACTTTTTTCATGACATCCGCCAGACGTATTAAGGTTGTCTCTGCCATTTTTCAATCTTCCTTTTGACTATAAACTCGTTCAACATAACGCCCGCGACCATCACCGTGACCTAAATCCATTGAGACTAAGGCTCTGGCTTCCTGACGAGTAAAACCGCTTTCTTGGTAAAACTTCAATGCATCCTGTGCCCATGCGTAGCGCAAACTGTGCGGGGCATAACAGCCTGTTAATCCCAATTGTGTCGTATGAGCACGCCAGTAGTTCATAGCTTGTTTGAGGTTGGGTTTATCAATCAGTCTGCCGCCACGTTGTTCTGCAATTTCAATGGCTTTCTCAACGGCTTTTTTCACGGCTTCCACATTCAGTACATGGGTTTGCCTTGGGCGACCACCTTTTGTACCGAAAATTATATGAAGTTTAGGTTCAGGCTGGTTAAGCTGTTTTTGCCAGCTTTTCAGCGAAGCACTACACTGAACGGCTTCCTGAGAACGCAGCCCCATCAAACGAGTAAGCTGGAGAGTGACAGCCAGTCCGGCATCGTATTTTGTTGCTTTCTGATAAACCGCCTGAAAAAGCACATCAGGAATAGCTTGTTTTGTCCCTGCTCGGCTGGCACCACTCAATCCCAATGCCTGATTACTCAGCCGGGGAGAGGTGCTTAACTTGGTCCGACCCGCCAGAAGAAAGATATGGCGAAGCGCCGACATTTCATTTTGCAGGGTACGTTTGGCTATCCCTTGAGACAGTCGGGCATGGATATAACTTTCAATGTGTTTGGTTTTTAAATGGCTGAGGCTTTTCACCTGGATATTCAGCCTCAGTAAAAACTCTCCTAATCGTCCCGCTATCTTAATACGGTCATGGCAGGTTTTATGACTGCCTCCGGCCTGTCGGGCAAAAGTTTGCATTTCCCTGACTAATCGACTCATATCACCCCTTATTTTTCACCTGATAACATTAAATCTCTGGCGCGCGACAATTCTGACAAAACAGAGGTTATCTGTTTTGCCCTTGAACGATACCTGTGCGCCAGAGTGAACGCTGTTGAGGTATTGCGGGGCATCGGTTTCAGTACGCTGTACTACCGCCTGTGTGAACAGGTTATCCCCTCTGGCAAAAGCCAGCCTCGATATCGTCAAGTCCTCCTTTTTGATGTTTTTTTAATCTTAATTAGCAGTGACAGAAGCACTGATTTGTTGAACGGGCATACACCTATAATATGAATGTTGCCTTTATGCTGCGGCGTCACTTTCAGCGGTAAACCGGCGAAAGTGACGCCTGAACATCGGAGTGAGTAAACAGAAGGAGGGCAAGCGTTTGCTGATGCCTGATGGCATAGCAAAGTGCTGCCCGTAGCAGTGTAAAACTGTCGCAATATGCTGATATTGAGATATAACCTACCTGACCGCCTGATAACTCAGGCAGCAATAGTTAAGATGTGAGCCAAGCAAACCACAAACCGCAGATGCTTTAACTTACGTGAAGTGAATGAGGTTAAACGTGTAACTTAATCTCATTGGAGCGAAAGGCAAGTAAAGCTGTCCTGTCTGACTCCTGGGTATAAGAAGAACTCTTTTCCTCCGGGATAAACAACGCCGTGAGTGAGTCAAATGTATAAGTGCACCTTCATCGCTTTCATTTCGCGATCCCCGCTCTCAAAGGATAAGTGGGGTTATCAGCCTCATGGTATCTGACGGCCTTCTCTTTTCAGATCAGGGAGAATTTTAGGTATGGTCGCTCGAAAGCGCTTCTTCACAGACCTTTTAGAAGCATTGAGTGCTGTCAATAGCAGCAATAGCGGATCACTCGAAAGCGTTTCCTTACAGATCCCTCGGAAACATTGGCGGCTGTCGATGACAGCAATTAAGTGTAGCAAGGTTAACGCAGGATGTAACACGTAGCAATAGGGAACAGATAATTTAATCAGTGAATTAAACGGTTGATTAGATACGCTGACGAAATCAGCTTATTGATGACTATGACATGGGTGTTTTCTAGCTGACGCGCTACGCTTGTCTTCTCTTAGTTGACTTGTTAAAAAATTTAACAAGTCAACTAAGAGAATTGAGAAAAACCATAGATCTATTTTATATCCCAAATGCAATAAAGCCACGTAACGAGAATGGTTATAGCTAAAAATCACACTTGATAACCAAAAGTGTTAATTTTTACTTTAAATTCAATTTGTTATATGAAAGACAATAATGATTTTTTAATTGGGGGGTACATTTGGGGGTATATATGTTTATTGAATGAAATATATATTTTGATAATCAACATTATATGTCTTTATATCGAATCCTGTAGGGTCCAAACGTCTTTTCAAGTCCACAAATTCCTTAAGAAACAAAGAAAACCAAGAAACTACAATCTATCGATGTCTACTAAGGTATGTTGAAATCTACAGATCTTTGGGGGCATAATCGGGGGCATTGTTAGGTTCAATCAAAATAGATGCCCCCAGATGAAACTAACAGCCCAACAGGTGGGGATGAAGTTGCCATTGACCCGAAGCATAAACAGCCTTATTCAATCCGCATTCCTGCTGTGGTGCTGACCGCCATGAGCTTCAGTGATCGCAGTGGCGGAGTGTCGCGGCGTCGGGTGATTTTCAACTTCTCCGAAGTCGTGCCGGAAAACGAACGTGATCCGCTTCTGCGGGATAAAATCTCGGCGGAATTGCCTGTGATTATCCGGCAACTGCTTCATCGGTTTGCTGATCCTCAAAAAGCACGGCAACTGTTGGCAGAGCAATAAAAATCCGAAGAAGCACTGGATATTAAACGCGGTACAGATCTGCTGGTTGATTTTTGCGGCTATCTGGTGGCTTCCCATGAAGCCGATGGCCTGTTAATCGGCAATGCGGAAATCGTGCCGTTTAATCCCCGTAAATACCTCTATCACGCCTACCTTGCTTATATGAAAGGCCACAACCTGAGCAAACCGGTTTCCGTGACCCGATTCGGTATGGATATGCCCGGCGCACTGGCAGAGTACAACCAGCATTACCTGCGCAAGAAAAGCAAACAGGGCATTCGCAGCAATCTGGATCTGAATATCGACACCACCATCGAATGGCTGCCAAAACTGACAGAGAATAGCCTGCCAGAAGAATAATTTTTTCACACGAATAGCGATTTTCTAAAAAATAGTAAAAAGTGTTCACTACTGTTCACTCTATAATTTAAATAAAATATATCAATGTATTGTAGGGTGAATGGTTATTTTTAAACTGTTCACAAGTCTTCACCTCTGTTCACCTTTTTCTGATTTAAAGATGAAGGGTTGAGTGAAGAGTAGTGATGAGTTTAATTTCAAGTCATCATCCTTCAATGGTACGAATTTAAATGAAAATATTTAAAGGTGAATAGGGTGAATAGGGTGAACAGTTTTATCCCTAATTCTTTAATAGGGAGGGGTTAAATAAAAATGATTTTTCTGGCGGGTGATTTTTAAATATATTGACTTAAGCAAAATGTAACATGGGTAACTATATCCATTTGATTAATATGCAATATTAATCACGATTTTCTCTCTTTACTGTCACTAATACTAGAATATATAAATATTTTTGGTATATCCTGTCCCGCAATGTATCACAAGTGTGCAATTACCATGGATAATATAAAGAATTTTCTAATTAGGCTAGTTTTTGTACTGAAAAAAATGATAGGGAGGAATTAATGTGGATTAAGTCATTACTCAATATACTGATAATAATAATTTTATTTATTTTTAGTAATATAGGATTTATTTCTATTGATTTAACTATAAAAGAAGTAATAACTCTGTGGACAAGCAAGGAGTACACTCCATCTGAATTGTCTTTTTTTATTCAAATCACCGATTATGCAATGCTGGCTAACAATTTTCTATTTGTTTTGTGTGCCACAATATTCTTTTTCCGAAATAAGTTCAAACACAGTTTGAGAATGATTTTTTCTTTCTTATTAATTACCCTAATAAATAATATATCTACGCTTATTTACGTCTTAAATTTTTCGAGTTTTTTTAAGTTAATTAAAAATCATGATATACATTTGATACTAGTTTCATTTCCTGTTTCAATGGTTATTATTTATATTCTTGCAAGGATAAAAAACAAATGA